AATCTAATAAAAAAATGAGATTGGCAAGAGAAAAGGATATAGAACAATTAGGATTAAGCTATACATTTCATGAAGTAACAAAAATTTTAAAATCTCTAAGCAGAATTGCCCAAGCTGTAGGTATAAGCATGGCTGATTTTTGTAAGGCGAATACGAGGAAGTGAATAAAATATTAAAGAAAGGTTGATGATTTTGAATAAAAAAGATTTAACAATTGAGTTTAATTCTGAGATTTTATGGCTGCAACGTTATTTTAAAAGTACGCTTAAAAAAATGATTGCTGACAGGCGAGAAGAATTGCGCTATCCATTCAAAGAAAATGTTGATAAGTTAGGCATTAAGTCAAATAAGCAAGCGACTCCACGAGCGTTACAGATTATCATAGCAGAGGAAGAAGATCCACGCTTACAAATGATGTTGACATGGGAAAAAGTTATCTGCGATTATGTAAATGCGACAGATGAAAGTCTTTTGCGAGTAATTAAGGCTGTATTTGTTACAAAGTCAATGAATATTTCTGGTGCTGGTCGTCGTTATATGTATTACGGGAAGACGACAACTTACAAAATGATTTACGAATGGCTGCAGGGTCTATCTATCGCATATTTTAAAGCAAAATAAAAGAGCCGATAAGGCTCTTAGTTTTTATTTGGGTCATTGTGAAAATCAATTATTAGGCAGATTATTGCAATAGCAAGAACAAATAATATAAACCCGATAACAATTTTTATAATGATATTTGAAAAGTAAAACAAGGAAATAAATAATAATAAAAATAAGATTAACCAATTCCACATAATAAAGCTCCTTTCAATTATTATAACATATCAAAGATATTTTATTTATCTTTTGTTTTTCTTAATACTCGGCTCAGTATTTCTTGTGTTTCGTAAAACGCTTCTTTTGATACAATAGGAGTATGTAATCCCTCGTATAGCTCTCCTCTCCATCGTATCATTCCGATATAAACTGGATTTTCCAAGATCCATTTAACAGTAGTATAATACCAGTGTTTATTTAATATTTTTCTATTGGTCATATCGTTTGCGATGGTATTTATTGTATCTCCTACCAAAAAATGGTCGAAAATATATCTAACCCAGCGGCTATATTCGTTCAGCTGATATTGTCCGTCAATATAATCGTATCCAAACGGACAAGAACATTTAGACCATGTCATGGGTTTACCTTGTATCGCTCGTCCCAATTTTCCAAGTTGCATCCGCTCCCTAATTTGATCTCTTTCAAATTGAGCAAATACAGCTAGCATTCCGACCATCGCTTTCCCGAGAGGTGTTCGTGTATCGAAATTTTCTGATAAACTTATAAAGTCAATGTCGTTTTGCAAAAATATATCTTCGATTAAGTGCAAAGTATCCTTTTGTGATCTGCTCAATCTGTCCAATTTATGGACGATTACGCAGTTAAAGCAATGATGTTCTGCACCTACAATTAAACGTTGTAATGCTGGTCTATCCATCTTTGCGCCGGTAATTTCATCGCTATAATGCCCATAAATTTCTATTTCGTTTTGTTGACAATATGAAACGGCAAGTTTATCTTGCATATCAAGTGAATACCCATTCGCTTGATCGAAAGTGCTCACTCTTGTATAAATAGCGGCTTTCATTTCAACACCACCTTTATTTTTTGCTGTGTACAAAATCCATTGTTTTGTTATTTGCATCTGCTATGTTCCAAGCGATTTTAATCATCATTGTTTCTAGGCTGTCGCTTTCATTGTACAAATCCATTTCTTTTAAAATTTCGGAAGCAAATTCAGATATTTCTATTTTGCCTTTTGCATAAAAGATTAGAAAAGTTTGCATTGTAGATTGGTTGTCCATTTTTAAATAATTATAATAATCATCAAATTCTTCAGATTCAGATAGTGCGCTCATCACCTCATCAAGATATTGTTCAGCATTTTTGTAGCTAGTACCATAAATTTCATTTATTTCTTGGATTATTCTCATGATCTTATACCTCCGCTATTTGTTATAATGCTTTTCGATTATTTTTAAAAGTTCTTCACGTTTTAAATCGATGTCTTTTACTTTCAAGCATTCTAGCTTGTCATTTAAGATTGTCCAACGCGGGAAATCTTTATCTTCAAATGTTTCTCTCGCTCTGAGAGAATAGAAACAGCCCGAATCGTTTTGAAAACAAGCGATAACAATTGTATAGTTGGTAGTACCACTTGAGACAATAGGACTATCAAATGTAGCAAGTTCTGAATCATTGTAAATGTTTTCTTCAATCCAAATGTTGGGTTTGTCTGTTAGAGTATTAAGATAGTTAGCCATGGTATTGTACCTCTTTCTATTTTGGGGGTAAATTTAATTGATTTCTGAAATTTTTAAAATGTCTTTTCCCAAACATTCGCAAGGCCGATTGGCCTTGCCTCGTTTCAGTTTTTTCGGTTGCCGCTTTGATTGTTTGTTTTATAATTGTAGGATTGCCTACTCAACAACCAGAAAGCCTAGCAGGCTTTCTAGTCATATTCTATTTAGCATCTTTTATTTTTCAAGCAATCCCGAAACGTGATAATCTAATTTTTCGTTGTACTCGTAAAGCTGATTGATTTGCTGTTGTAGTTCTTGATTTTTCTTTTCAAGTCGATAAAATCCAAATGCAATAGTAATTGTGATGATGATTGCTGTAATTATAATAATTGATTTTTTCATGATGTTCACCTTTTTTAAAATTTCATTTTTGGAGTATGGCCGTGCTCTTTTTCAAATTCAACTAAATTTGTAGCAAGTTCATGAATGTGTTCATATTCTTTTCTTTGATGTTCAAGATCGTATTCTCGAATTTCAACTACCGGGAAATCTTGAGGAAGTTTTCCGTTTTGTTGTAAAATTTTATAAACTTTATTTTCATAGTGATAAACGTCACCGAAAAGATGTTCAGCTTTATGTTTTAGTAATTCAGGAAATGTATAGTAGTAAAGCATAATATAGCTTTTATTTCCATTTGCTAAAGAATTATCAAAATAGCTTTGAGTTACATAATATTTGCCAAGTTCTTTGATTTTTGCATCTATTCTAGCTTTGTATTCTTCATGAGTTTCGTTTTTGTGTTCTACCATTTTGATTGTTTTCATTTTATTTACCTCTTTTATTTTTCTTTTTTAATTAATGTATAGGGAGTTTTACAAAGGGCGCAAATGCCATCAAGGACATCTGTATAGATTAACTCGTCTCTGTAAGAGATAGAGCAATTTTCATATTGACAGTTCGGGCAAGTAAAATTAACTCTATGTTTATAATCTAATGTATATTGCAATTTTTTGAGTTCAGAGGTTAATGTTGTCATAATATACCTTCTTTTTTTGGCGAGGTACGAAAAAACGTACCTAGAGTTGACTCAACAGGTACGCTATGATATACTATGTATACAGCGCTCTATTGAGTGTTGTTGCGGCTTGTTACATCCAAACTTTGGTCGGGGAGGATGTAGCAAGTTTTTTTATTTTGTAAGGTCTATCTCAACCTTACAAGTCTATTATAACACATGTATTATAATGTGTCAATACTTTTATTCAAAATTTTTTAATTTTTTTTGAATAAGTTCGTGCAATTCGTCTAAGTCGTCTTTTGTAGCTTTGTTTCTGATAAAGCTACGAGCAGAAGAACGAGAAGAAAGATAATTTTTGTGTTCTTTGTTCTTCTCAATCCATTTTTTATTGTATTCTGTTTGAGGATATTTCTTTTCTTCTGGCATGTGTCTCCTTTCTTATTTCTTATTTTTTTGATTGACATAAAGAAAACCGATAAAAGAAATTATAAAGAAAATAAATACTAATATAATTTTCATTTTACTATTAGATATGATATACTAACAGTAGCGGGAGGGCTTGCGCCCTCGCTACTGTTAGAGCCTACTTGAACCGTTTAGCTTTTGAGGTTTTGTGTTCTTTTGGCTCTTTCTTTAATGCTATAATCATGCTAGCTGTTCCACTCAAGAGCGAGCCGACAGCTGCTATCATTACAGCAACATCAGAAAGCTTCATATCATGCTCCTTTCTGTTTTATTTTGTAAGGTCTATCTCAACCTTACAAGTCTATTATAACACATGTATTATAATCTGTCAACACTTTTTTATAATTTTTTTAAAAATTTTTGAGTCCGATTTTTTCGGGCTTTTTATTTTGCGGAAATTTTTAAAAAAATATTTGTTACTTTAATAATATGAGAGAGATTGACACGACGAGCAAACAAACAATATATAATACGTTTTATAATACGCGAAGCTGGCAAAGACTACGAGACAAAGCAATTGAACGAGATAACAAAGAATGTATTTGGTGCAAGCAATCAGGACGCTTGACAACTTCACGACTCGAAGTTGACCACATTAAAGAAGTAAAGGATTATCCACAACTCGCTTATGATTTGGATAATTTGCGGACTCTTTGCAAAGATTGTCACAACAAGCGTCACAAACGCTATCAAAAGCAATCTAAAAGCTTTGATGATGAGATTTTCAATTGGTAAATTGTCAATTTTGTAAATTTCTGTAAAGTAAAAATATAAAAAACGAACGATATACCCCCCTAACAAATAAATGTGCGTTTTTATCCAAAAACCGTAAACCGGTGGATGCTCAACTAACCAAAAATGTGCGCTATTTTTACATATTAGGGGGGTATTTTTGGGAAAAATCCGAACAAAATTCTGTAAAGTATATAGGAAGTGAAAAAATATGGCTAAAACAAAAAAACAGATAAAAATGGAGAAATTAAAGCGAGAATTACGACTTTTAATTGACGAAGATAATGAGATTGAGGTTGAAAAGGTTGATAGGTATTTGAACTTGGTTAGTATTTTTTATGACCTTGATAAGTCGATTAAAGATAAGGGTGTAATGGTTGAGACGGTGAATGCTAATCAAACTTTTTTGAAAGAAAATCCTGCAGTTACTGCTAAGACCAAGGTTAATGCTTCTTTGCTTAAGCTTGATGTATTCTTTGATAAGAAGCGAGAGGAGTATGAAGCGAAGATGGCTAAGAGTAATGAAATTGATGAGGAAGACTTTACATGATTCAACGGTATGTGGATGCATATATCGAGGATTATAACACCGGTCGTATAGAGCTCAATCAGGAGAGGATTGAGCTTTTTGAATACTTAGAACGTGAGATAGTTCCTCGGTTAGAAAGTGGAGAGATTTATTTTAATGAAAAGCAGATAGATGATTGTGTTGGGTATATTGAGCGGTGGTTCTTTCCGTTGGAGCCGTTTCAAAAGTTTCTGATACCATTTATCTTTTTGTATTTTAAGAAGAATAATCTTATTGTCTATCGTAAGTTTCTTTATATGATGGCTCGTGGTGCTGGGAAGAATGGTTTGATTTCTGGTGTTGCGAGTTTTCTTTTGACACCCATGCATGGGGTGAAGAATTATAATATTTCTATCATTGCTAATAGTGAAGACCAAGCAAAGACAAGTTTTCATGAAATTTATACAGTCATAGAGGAAAATGCGAAGTTAGAGCGATTATTCTATAAGACGAAGTCCGAGATTTTGAGTAGGCAGACGAAAAGTATTATTAAATTTCGGACGTCTAATGGGAATACGAAAGACGGTCTGCGAGATGGTGCGGTTATTTTTGATGAGATTCATCAGTATGAAAGTAATCGAGATGTGCGGGTTCATTTGTCTGGGCTTGGTAAGGTTATCAATCCACGAGAATTCTATATTGGGACGGATGGGTATGTTCGTGAAGGCTTCATTGACAAGCAAAAAGAAAAGGCAAAAGCTGTTTTAAAAGGGCGTGCTCGTTGGAATTCTATATTCCCTTTTATTTGTAAGTTGGATAGTGTGGAACAGGTGGACGATAAGACGAAGTGGCAATTGGCAAATCCAATGTTTCATGAGCCGATGAGCGATTATGCGGCTAATTTGTTTGAAACGGTGTTAGAACAATACGAGGATTTGCAAGATGATCCCTCTAACCGTGAGGAATTTTTGACGAAGCGGATGAATCTGCCGGTCACAGATACGGAGCGGAGTGTTGCTACGTATGAGGAACTAGTGGCAACGAAGGAGTGGAAAGAGCCTTATGAGGGTCAACGTTGTATTGGTGGGTTTGACTTTGCTTCTACTAGGGACTTTGCTGCAGTTGGTTTGTTGTTTAAGAGTGATGAGAAATATGTGTGGAAGACACATTCTTTTGTGCGCAAGGGATTTGTGGATGCGATTTATGGCTATTCAAAGCCAAAGGACACAATCAATGGCAAGCGACAGTTTGCTCCTATTCGTCTATGGGAGGAAAAGGGCTGGTTGACGGTTGTTGATACACCGACAATCGACCCACATGTGATTGTTAATTGGTTTGTGGAGCAACGGGATTTGTATGCTTTTGATATTGATACGATCCTTGGAGACTATTTCCGAATGGATTTGTTACGTCCTATCTTTTTAGAAGCAGGTTTTGAGCAGGTGGTTAGTGAACGTGATAGGGAGCGTGTACCGTCAGGCTATCGTTTGGAGGTTGTGAGGAATCCTCGTGCGATAGATAGTTTACTAGCTCCTAGAATAGAGAATGCTTTTGCTGGTCATAAAATCCTATTTGGTGAAAATGACATGATGCGTTGGTACACCAACAACGTTCTTAGAAAATTAAAATCTGATGGGAATGTTGAATACTTGAAGAAAGAAGATGTCCGAAGAAAGACAGATGGTTTTAAAGCTTTTGAGTGCGCTATGTATCGAGCTGATGAGCTGAATGAGCCTAGTTATGATTTTGAGGACTTTTACGATGATGTAATGGATTGGTACGAGGCGGAATAAAGTGCGGAAATTTTGACGTTTTTATCTTGTATAATAAAGTTATCAATGGGGTAAGGACAGGCTAGTTAGCTCTCCTGCTGAAACGGTAATATCTTTTGACTAAGCATGATGGTTCGATTCCATCAACCCCTATATGAGTTCCTGGGCGAACGTGGCCATCTCTCGTTATCGTCAAAAATAAAGCCTAATCAATGTCAAGATGGTGAGCACATTTTAAAAACTTTACACAAGACAGGTTGCGTGTAACAATTTTGCTAGATGAGGTTCAGGCAAAGTGGCAGACTTTTGGTGTAGTGGTAACACGGCGGGGTGATAAGCCCGATGACGCAGGTTCGATTCCTGCAGGGTCTATTGGCAATCTATGGTGGTAGATTGCTGGCCTTTCTAAATTTTTCATTCTTCTAGATGGTGGGAGTGCATTTGTGCTCCCGTTTTTATTTTTTTCAAGAGTGGAAATTTTGACGTTTTTTTATTTTAAAATAGTATTGTGGACATAGAGAGGCAGAAATGCTTCTCTTTTTATTACCGCTGGAAAGGAGGAAACTATGGGGATACTTGATTATATTTTTAATCGCGGGAAGCAACGTTTGTCCTATGATTTTGATGATATTTTTAAAGATGTACAACAGAATTCAATGAAATCTATAGCACTTGAAACCTGTGCGAATTATATTGCTAGGACTTTTTCTAAATCTTCTTTTGTTTTCTTTTGTGATGAAACTAAGAAACGGGATATTTGGGATTATCGAATCAATCATAAGGCTAATCCTAATCAGACGGCGGCTGAATTTTGGTCGGAATTTGTAAAATCTCTCATCAAGAATGGTGAAGCGTTAGCGTATATCAATAATAGACAAGAAATGTTTGTGGTTGATAGCTATGTACAGAAACATTCGCTTACTGGTGATGTTTTCGATATATCTACTATCCAGAATGTGCCTGTATCTATCACAGCTCATTATGATGAGGTACTATTTATTCGGGTTGAGAATGATAATCTGGAAGCATTCATCAATGATTTGTGGAATGATTATGGTTCTGTTTTGGGGCGGTTATTTCAAAACCAAAAAACTGCTAATCAACTGCGTTTTCACATGGAACTCCCTCGTGATAAGATTCGTGAGCGTGCTCGTGACTTAGCAAATCAAGCTTCTGATAAGTCAGAGGATACTAAAGAGTCCGTGTCAGAGAAAAAGGAAAGTTTTTTAGCTACTATAACTAAAAAGCTAGAGAATGATAGCGTTGTGCCTATTTTGCTACCGAAGGATGCAAAATATGAGGAATATCGTTCTCAAACGTCAATAAAAGTTTCTTATGTTGAAGATATTGCTAAGATGAAGCAACAGTATATCAATGATGTTGCAGATATTCTTGGTATACCGAATGGGCTGATTCATGGGGATTTAGCGGATAATCAGAAAAACTATGACACTTATATTGCTACGGTGATTGAGCCGTTGGCACAGAAAATTGTTTCAGCAATGAACTACATTATCTTTAATCGTAGAGAGCTTCAAAAAGGCAATAAAGTTCAAATGGTCGGTTTTAAAAACTATGACCTTTTTTCTTTGTCTTCTAACATCGACAAGCTGGTTAGCTCTGGTTCATTTACACGAAATGAAATCCGACGTGAGCTTGGTTATGACCCAGTAGAAGGTGGGGATGTCTTCTTGCTGACGAAAAACTATATGGAGTTAGGCTCCATAGGAAAGGAGAAAGATGAAAAGACTTGATATTAACGGAGTTGTCATTAACGATGACGACAAATGGTTTTATGATTGGACTGAGCAGAGTGCGGTATCTCCAAAGGATGTAAAAGATTTTCTGGCTAAGACTGATGGTAAGGAAGCTATTCAAGTTGCGATTAACTCACAGGGCGGCTCTGTCTTTGCTGGTAGTGAGATTTATACGCTGCTTAAATCTTATCAGGGAAATGTTGAAGTCGTGGTTACAGGGCTTGCAGCAAGTATCGCTAGCATTATCATGATGGCAGGAGATACTATCAAGATGTCACCGATTGCACAAGTGATGATTCACAATGCAAGTATGTATGCACAAGGAGATTATCGTGACTTGGCACATGCGAGCGAGGTGAGCGAAAATACTTCTATCTCACTTGCGGATTTATACCAGCAAAAAACGGGTAAATCTACAGATGAAGTAAGGGAATTGATGGACAAGGAAACCTTTTTCACAGCGCAGCGAGCTCTTGAAATTGGCTTGGTAGACGAAGTTCTCTTTGCAGAATCTGCTCCAGACTTAGCAGCTTCTTTCGGCGGTATCGTATCTCATGCGAAGCTAGTGGAGCTAAAAGCAAATATGGAGCAAGACAATCAATTGAATCTCTTATTGACTCGCTTTGATCGTATGGAGATGCAGTTGAATGAGTTGCAGAAGTCTCAGAAAGAGCAACAACAGACTGAAAAACCAGCCGTGCATGATGTATTGGCTGATTATTTATTTTAAAGAAAGGAAATGTAAATGACAATTAACATTACTAAATTGCCTCGTTATCAGGAGGCTGTAACAAAATTTACTGAAGCAGTAACAAACGGAGCGGAAGCTGAGCAACGCAATGAGCTATACGCTGATGCTATGAGCATCATGGGAGAAGAACTATTAGAAGTCGTTTCAGACGCTAGCAAAAAGGAAGCGGAAGAGCTGTTTAATAGCTTCCAAAAGAATCCTAAATTGACTGCAAACGAAATCAAGTTCTTTAATGAAATCAATAAAGAAGTTGGTTCAAAGAATGGTATCTTAATTCCAGAAGAAACTTACAATCAAGTGTTTGATGAGTTGACTACAGAACATCCGCTGCTATCTATTATCAACTTTAAAAATGCAGGTATGCGCCTAAAAGCTCTGACTGTAAAAAGTGAAACTGGTACTGCAGTTTGGGGAAATGTACATGGAGAAATTTCAGGTCAACTGGATGCGATTTTCCAAGAAACAGCATTCGAGCAAAACAAACTGACTGCCCTTGTCGTTATTCCAAAAGATGCATTGAAATTTGGTGCAACATGGCTGAAACAGTTTGTCATGGAACAAATCAAGGAAGCTATGTCAGTAGCTCTTGAAACAGCTATCGTAAAAGGTAACGGGGACAAACAACCTATTGGCTTGATCAAAGACTTAGCAAAAGGGACTGTTCAGAGTGAAAAAGTTGTCTACAATACTGACAAAACAGCTCTAGCTAGTCTTGCCACATTAGAGCCAACCAACGCTCCTAAACTACTTGCCCCAGTCATGAAAGCTTTGTCTATTTCAAATAAAGGGAATCGTCTAAACATTGCGGGGCAAACTTATCTTTTAGTAAACCCAGCGGATTATTACGATTTGGTAGCTAAGTTCACTTCTATGAATTTGAACGGTGTTTATACAACTACTTTGCCATTTGGTGTTCAATTAGCAGAATCAAAAGCGGTAGATACAGGCAAGGCGATTGCTTTTGTAGCAAACCGTTATGATGCTTATATTGGTGGCGGTGTAGCAATTGAAGAGTTTGATCAAACATTAGCTATTGAAGATATGCAGCTTGTAACTGCTAAATCTTACTGGTACGGTAAAGCGAAAGATAATCATACTGCTGCATTGTTGACACTAGCTGGTGGTTAAGAAAGGAGTAGCTTATGGAAGTTAAGGTTTTAAAGCCTTTTGAGGATTTGAACAAAAATGTACTTCGTCAAGTTGGTGAAGTTATTACAGTCAACAAAGAGCGCTTTGCTGAATTGGAAGCTCGTCTTCCGGGATTTGTAGAAGAAGTGGGCGCTTCTGATATTCAAAACGAGGAGTAGAAGAAAATGGCTATTGATACAACAAAGTTTGTTGATGAGCAGTTAGCTGCTTTTAAGGAGCGTATGCGAATTACGAGCGCTGATGAAGATGATAATCTAAAAAAGATGCTTTCTTCTAGTATCGTAGCCGTTGCTTTACTGGTCGGAGCGGATGAAATTGATGATATGCTGGTTGAGCTGGCTTTTGAGCGAGCTCGCTATGTGTATCACGATGCCCTTGATGAATTTCAGACAAACTATGCGAATGAAATCGAGCTACAAGCAATGGTTCATTCTCTAAAGGAGGCGGAACATGCTAGGAAAAAAGACGATTAAAAATGAGACAGTAGACAACGGAAAGTTGAATACAATGGTTGTCTTTTACAACGCGAAGCCTAGAGGGCGTTTACCTAGTGATAAGCAGGAATTGAAAAAACTTTTCACTGCATGGGCGGAGGTTTATAATCCGTCTTTAAAGGATATTGAAATCATGAGAGGAAAAGGGATAAAAAGAGCGGTAACGATTGTTATTCGTAATCCGCTGTCATCTTATCGTCCGAAGAATAATCACATAGTAGAAATTAAACATGTTGATTATAAAGATGAGAGGTGGAATGTTGAGGATATTCGCCCTAAGCCAGACTATATCACTTTACTTTTGAAAGGAGAGGTCAATGGAGACTTGGGGAATTAGTGTTGAGGGAGTGGATGAGGTTATTCGCACTCTTAATCAAAAACTTGGAAAAACTCGACGTGACCGCATATCTCGTGAAGCAATCAATTATGCTGCAGAGGAAGCAGAAAAAGACTTAAAGGAAGTTACGACTAGCTTTCAACGTACAGGACGAACAACGGAACAGACGACGCATTCCAAGGCTCGGAAGATTGGGGGAGAGATTTTTCAATCCAAGGTTGGTTGGGGTGAGGGTTCTCGTTGGCGTCTGGAACACTTAAATGAGTTTGGTTATACTCGTTGGGGTAAGACATATGTACCACGAGGATTTGGGAAATTGCGGCAATATGCTGAAGCGCAACAAGCTCCATTTACCAAACACATGGTAGAAAAGATGAAGGAGTTGGCTGAATGAAAAGCATGCTTGATACATTAGCGGATAAGCTGGCAGAAGTGCCAGCTTTATCTAATATTGCTATTCACTATTTCCAACGTCCTGAAAGTTTGTCAGAAAGTGATAGTAGCATTGTCTTGATACCTCTTGCTCCTCCTCAGCAAGAGACATTTGGTAGTGATAATTTCTTACAGAAGCGGTTTAGCTATCAGGTGAATGTTGAAAGTAGTGACTACTACGAAACAAAGCGAATAGCTCATGAGGTTGAGAAAGTATTCTTGGAAGCGGCCTTTTATCAAAATACAGGCGGCTTAGATGAATATTTTGAAGAAACAAAGCGTTATGTAGACGCAAGAACATACAGAGGTTCTAGCTCTGTATATGACATTGAATATTGAAAGGAAAATTAAATATGACATTAGTTGGTTTTAAACGTGCCACAATTCGTGTGCTTGATGGTCAAGCCGCAACAGCAGGAACAAATTTATTTGTTGTTGAAGGGAAGAAAGGAGAAGGGGCAACTCAAACAGCTGACGTTACGGGTCTATCCTCTACTCCTATTAAAGTTTTTGGATCAAATATTGCTTATTACGTAGCTAACAAAGGCGTAGGCGATGTGAAAGCAGAACTCACACTTCTTGACATCCTTGAGAAAGTAAACGACATTCTACTGGGATACAAAGTAAAAGACAAGCTAACCTATATTGGTGAAGAGTCTGAACCGCCATACTGCTCACTTCTCTTAGAATCTGAAACACTAGCTGGTGAAAAAGCCTACTTCGGATTCTTGCAAGGACAGTTCTCCCGTGATAATGTCAACATGAAGACTAAAAAAGGAACACAAGAAGAACCAGATGGGGATAAATATGAATTTACATCTGTTGCTTCAGACGATGAAGATACAAAAGGAAATTACGTTGTTAAGTATATTGGTAAAGAAGAAGAAACTATCAAGAAACTAAAACAACAAATGAAAATTGCAGAATAGAAGGAAACGGGTTTTCCCGTTTCTCTTATTTTTTGGAACTTGAAAGGATTTCTAATGACAAAATTACGTTTGGAATTAAAAAAGAAAAATGGCGATGTGGTAGTTTATGAACAGGACAAAGTACCAGCTAGTCGTGTGTTGGATTTTTGGGATATACAAGAAAAGTTAGAAGCTGGTGATACTAGCTATACTCCAAAAGACTATCTGTTAGATCGTATTGATTTTTGTGCTTCGTTGTTTAGTGCCAAAGCAGTTACTCAAAAAGCTATTTTAGAGGGGCTGAATGCTTGGGAGCTTGAAGAAACCGTTGATAACATTATCTTAATTGCAATGGGGGTCAAAAAAGAAGCAGACCCAAAGCTGATGGAATTAGTGCAACAGAAGCCCGAAAGCGTTTCTTAAGTCTTGTAAGGGACTTGGTAGCTAGTAATAACGGCTTCACTATCAATGACATTATGGAAACGGATTATGTGACTTTATTTAATGTTCTTAATGCAGAAGAATTAAAACAAGATAAAGAAGAAATCATGTCATTGGAAGACTTTATCAATATGACTGGAGGTGATTGATATAGCTACGCCAATAGGAAATATGGTCGTGCATTTGGGGCTGGATAATAGCGGATTTGCCAGAAAACTGACAGAGTCAAGTAACAGTCTCAAATCTTTTAAAAGAAGTATTGGGCTAATGGAAAAACAGCTTAATACAAATAATGCTCTTATCAAATATGCGAATGGCGGGGCTGCAGCATTTAAGGCTTATGGCGCTAAGGCAAATACTTTAAATGGTCTTATCCAGCAACAATCACTTTTTCAAGCGAAATTAGCTAATGACTTTGAGCGAAGCAAGACAGCGACAGGCGCACTAACTGACCAATCTTATAGATTGGCAGCGCAGTATCAAGACGGACAAACGAAGCTGGCAACTTACCGTGGTGAGTTAGCACAGACTGTGCGAGAGCAATATTCGCAATATAGTCTTACCGCTCGACTGGGACAGGGTTTGACAAAGATAAGTCAAGGGCTAGGAAGAATAAGTTCTGCGACGAGAGGGATGACAACAGCTCTGGGAGCAGGTTTTGCACAAGCAACGAGAAGTGCCGTTTCGTTTGAAAATGGAATGAAGACGATTCAAGCACTTATTAGCGATGATATTCCTGCAAACAAAATGACCTCTACGATGGATCAGTTGAGTAATGCTGTCAAAAAATATGCTACTGAATATGGTATATCTACTGGCGATGTCATTGAAGGGATGACTGAAATGATTCGTCGTGGTTATGATGTCAATCAAACTATGGCAGCTATGCCACATGTACTAGAAGCCAGTAAAGCATCCGGTGAAGGTTTTGGAACGGTCATGCATGCAACGACTGCTATCTTAGAGCAATTTAATTTGAAAGCGGAAGATACGCAGCGTGTTACGGACAGTTTGACTTTCGTAGCCAATAAAACAGCTTCGGACTTTTCAAGTCTTGGTGTGGCAATGGAGTATGTCGGGCCTATGGCGGCTACTGCTGGAATCTCTCTTGAAGAGACGGCGTCAGCTATTGGCTTGTTATCTCAACGTGGTATTGAGGGCGAAAAAGCGGGTACTAACTTGCGTAATATCTTGACGGCTCTTGTAAAACCAACCAAATCGCAAGCTGTAGCGTTTGAAAAAATGGGAATCTCTCTCGAGGAATTCCGAGCTGGCAATCTTTCTCTGGCAGATGTTTTGGATCTTGCACGAGTGAATACTGAGGGCTTGACAGGTGCGCAAAAGGCCGCGCTTTATTCGCAAGCTGTCGGAAAAACCGGGCAAGCTGGTTTTAATGCTTTGATAGCTCAAGGCGGAGATGCTCTGAGACGTCTCACACAAGAAACTAATAATGCTAAGGGAGCTACTAAACGGATGTCCGACCAGATGCTGGAATCATCTGAAAATCAACTTAAGAAAGCCCAAGCAGAATTAGAAGTTCTTGGAATTGAGATTGGTTCAAAGCTCTTGCCAATTATTAACAATCTTTTAAAAGAAGGGGTAAAAGTCATAGATTGGTTTAAAGACCTATCTCCTGCTACACAGGACATGATTTTAAAGTTTGCTTTGGGAGCGGCTGCTATCAGTCCCTTCACTGGGGCGCTTAGCCTTCTTACTGGCGTGATGGGCAAGACCTTATCAGGTATAGCTAGCATGGCAGGGAAAGTAAAAAGTATAAAGGCTCTATTAAATGTCTCGAGAGAAGCAGCTGGAGCGGCGCAAGGTATCGCTCTGTTGGGAGAAAGTGCAACAGGAGCGACAGGAGCTGTCGGTGGTCTTGCTGGTAAGGCGGGGCTATTAGGTGCTTTATTTACTCCAACTGGCGCTCTTGTTGCCGGAGGAGTTCTTGCTGCTGCAGTAATTGGTTACTTTGCCCAGAAAGCTATTGATGCTAGAAAACGAGCTGAAGAGTGGGGGACTGCTGTTAATTCCACCCAAGCCGTTGAATTACAAGGTTTTAAAAACAAGGTGGACGAAACCAACCATGCAATGACTGAATTTGGTTCGGGTGCTGTGAAGGATATTGAGAATGTCAGAAAAGCTTTTAAGGGTTTAACTGATGAAATCACAAAACTTGCTGATAAGGACTTGGCAAAAAAAGTTAAGCTAGCTGAAAAGCTAGGAATTAGCCAAGAAACAATTAACACCTTAACAAATCAGACTGAGCAGGTAAAAAACAATGTTCAGCAGATGTCGGATGAAGTTATTAACATCTACAAAAATGCTAGTGAACAACATCGTCAACTGACAGCAGAAGAAAAAGCAGTTGTTTTGGCAAATCAGAACGAACTTATCAAAACGCAATTGAGTTTGATGAAATATTCTAGTAATGAGAAAATTGCCATTACTAAGGCTATGAATGGGCAGCTAGATGAACTTAATGATAGCCAAATCTCAAAGGCTAAGAAAGTAGTTGAGGGTTGGATTAAAGATGAAAACAAGGCTTATAAAGAGCGTAAAAGTAATTTACAAAAACTTTATGATGATATTCGTGGAGAAGATGAAGCTGCTTTAAAAGCTCGTGAAGAAATCCGAACTAAAATGCAGACATTAGAAGCAGAACACAATGCCAAGATGGATGCTTATGGTGAAAAATGGGTTAAAATTCAACAAAAATTAACTGAAACAGCTTTGAGCAAATCTACATCGGAAGCTCAAAAAGCAATTTTGGATCAAATGAAAAGGAATGCTAATGAGTTAGGGCTTTCTTATGATGAACTTGTTAATAAGTTTTCGAATGCGTCTTCTAAAATTCAAGAAGAAAGTGAGTTGTGGGCGAAGACGACAGAGAAAACTACTGCGGCCGGAAAACTTGCCAATACGCAATGGAATGCGATGGTTTGGGATTCTAAGACAGGTAAGGTGAAAACCAACGCTCAAGAAGAAATTCAAAAAGCGCTTCAAGCCGAAGGCGGCTGGGAAGCTATGAAATTTGTTGTTAAAGAAGCAAATCTGAAAACCAATGCAAAAATTGCGATTGGTGAAGCCTTGGTGGCTACTGGTCAATGGAACAATCTTAAACCAGAGGATAAGAAACTCATCACGGACGGTAAGCCTGCGATTGAAGCTATTCTCAATAGCAAGGAGATGCTTGAAGCATGGAATGCTATGCCCGAACAGGTCAAAAAGATTTTAGGAGACAGCGAAAGCTTTCTCAATAGTGCCGAAGTCGCTCAACACGCTTTGGATGCTTGGAATCTGATGACACCAACCCAGCAAAAGCTAATGGTCGAGGATTTAGCTAGTGGAAACATTGAGACAGTTCGTAGGGCAGTTGAAACTTTAACGGGAACAACAATTCCAATTGATGCTACGAATAATACAGCATTACCTGCACAAGAAGCGCAAAATACGATAGATGCAGTGAAACAGTATCAATCTGTATATATCAACGCTAGAAATAATACGCAAGGGGAAGCGAATGCGGCTAGTGCAGCGATCAACAGCGTGAAGCAAACGAAAGCAGCTGATATTAACGCAACCGATGTGACGGGGGCAGCAGTTACAAGTGCTAAGTGGCAATTATCTACAATACCAGGACAAACATTTACAACAATCACAGCTGTAGATAATGCTTCTGATGTTATATCCGGCATTGCAAGTAAGTTGGCGAGTGTAACAGGAAATTTCATTGCGAATGTTGCAGCTGGTAGATACGCTCGTGGTACGGATCATCACCCAGGGGGATTTGCTGTTGTCAATGACGAGGGAGGCCCTAACTATCGTGAGCTGGTTACTCTACCAAATGGACTATCCTTTATTCCAAAAGGGCGGAACGTCTTGTTCCCGTTGCCTAAAGGGTCTAAGGTTTTGCGGGCTAGTATGACAAAAAGGCTATTTCCGCAATACAAAGATGGTGTGGGATATTCTAAGGATTCTCCACTCTTTAAACAAATGGACGCTGTACAATCTGTTATTATTCAATCTAATCAGAGCTCGGCAAGTGCTAAGCAGTCCGATACCAGTCAAGTGGTATCCGAGATTGCTATTTTGCGTGATAGCTTAACAGAACTACTAGAAAAGATATTAAAAAAAGATAATAATGTCTATCTAGATGGTGAAAGAATGGGACAGAAGTTGACTGACATTCAAAGCGACCAAGAGAAATTGCAACAGATGCTGAAAGGAAAATTTATTTGAGTAGAAAATTGATTATGAAATACAACGGGCAAGAGCTTGACATCATTGTTCGTGATATACAGCGAGATATAGGCAACGAAAGGAGTATTACGTTAAATGATGCTCCTTTTTTGGGGCAGAATGTTCAAGATTTTAAGATAAGCTCAAAGACTATTGTTGTTGATTTTTCTATTTGGGGATTTGATCGAAACAAAATTAAGCATGATTTAGCTAGTATCTTTCATTTTAGTGAAGTGAAGCGCCTAGAATTTAGCGATGAGCCGGATAAGTATTATCTAGCTATCGTGACTGGGGAAATCAAAATGAAAGAAAGTAAGGGGCTATTTTCAGATGGGACGATTACTTTTCTCGTACCTGATGGGGTAGCTCATTCTACTACTTATCGACGTTTTGATAAGCCTAAAGAAGTAGGGGATAAAATCGTCTTTGATTTGGAAAACAATGGCAATGTAGATGCTTATCCTATCATTACGGTAAAGCATAATGCAGAGAATGGTTATCTCGGCTTTGTCAATACCAGCGGAGCTTTAGAGCTAGGAAATAGAGAAGAAGCGGATACGCAGACTGTTCAAAAATCTGAAATCCTATTTGATTATGTCTCTAACAATGGCATTGTCAAGGGGTTTCAACAAGGGCAAAAGAATGCTGCTATTTTGAATGATTTGTCTCAGAACCTAAATGGTACGCTTGCTATTGACAATACTTGGGGACGTCCTCATATAACTCTTACGACTCGTGGGAGTGGCTCGCGACCAAATAATGCAGGTTCGGTCAGTTGGGAAATTCCTCTTGACAGTACCGGTCAGCGTGGCGCACTTCATGAATACATTTGGTGGCGGCAAATCTTCTGGCTTGGCGCAGCAAACCAGCTCGGATTTATAAAAATTTCTGTCTCTGATACAGAGGGGCAGTTTTTATATGGTGTTGAAACAATCAAAAGGTCGAATGGTCTGGGGTGTGAGTACAATTTCTTAGCTTCTAACGGAAAAGGTGGATACAAACTTATCAATCAGTGGCTTTTCTATGGCACGCATCGAGAAGATCATAATCCATTTAATGAGCCAAGAGGTTGGTCAGATTTATTGCGTCGTGATGATATGGTACAGGTGTACTGGTGGGGAACATATCCACAGTTTCGCATCCCTGAGATTAAAGGGAAGAAGTCAGCCAAAATCCATGTCGCTATCGGAGCGTTTGGAAACAAGCCGCAGGTCACGCATGCCTATCTTGATAGCATTGTTTATCGCAAGGATTTTATCGACACGATTGAGGATATACCGAATCGTTATCAGAAAGGTTCAACGGTGGTGGCAGATAGTGAGCAAGATAGAATACTGGTGGACAATCTAGACAAATTTAGTGATCGAGTTCATGGTTCTGCGTGGTTGAAAGTTCCTCCGGGAAAATCGCAATTAGAAGTGTTTTGCTCTAGTTGGATAAAAGCAAAGCCTACTGTAACTGTAAATTTTGAAGAAAGGTTTTTATAAATAATGTTATTAACAATTCATGACGCACATTTACGACAGGTGGCGTCTATTGATAATGATAAGCAGGGGACACTGAATTATTTCAATGATACGTGGACAAGCTACCTTGAGACTGGTGCGGCTACTTTTGACTTTACAGTTAGTAAAAAGGAGCTTGCGACCGATACATATTCAAAGCGTGCTTATCAGTTCTTGAATGAGAAAAATTTTATCTCTTTTGAATACGAAGGTGAGACACAGCTTTTTATCGTTCGTAAAGTTGTTGAAAATGAAAAACTCATCAAGTTAAATTGTGTCAATTTGAATCTAGAGCTTATCAATGAATATGCCAATCCTTATAAGGCACTGAAAGATATGTCGTTTGAAGAGTATTGTAAGGCTCTTGATTTGCTGAACTTTACGATGCTTAAGATAGGTGTGAATGAAATTTCTGATAAGAAGTTGACCCTCGAATGGGAAGGGCAAGAAACGAAATTGGCTCGGCTTTTATCGCTTGCCAATAAGTTTGGTGCAGAGATTGAGTTTAAAACATTCTTGAATAGTAATAGTTCTATCAAAGCCTTTGTGGTGAATGTCTATCATGCAAATGACGGTTTTCATCAAGGTGTTGGTAAAAGACAGTCTAAGGTATTACGATATGGGCGAGATTTTAATTCACTTACTCGAACTGTAGATACAACAGGGATTTATAATGCTATCCTCCCAACTGGGAATCGTTCAGAGGTCACTTCGACCAAAACGAGTGTCATTCATAATGTAGATGGAAGTGTAACTACAACTAAAAAGGTGCGAAATCCTGATGGAAGCGTTACGACGACTTCTAAAAGGGTACGAAATGATGGTTTCGTACTTGGGCAGGTTGTCACTAAGACTGTAAAAAATCCTGATGGAACTTCCTCTACGACTATGGAACGAGAGATGACAACGGTCTACAAAAAACGAACCGGCAGGAGGAAAAAGGCAGAGGAGCAACCGCCTTTTAAAGTTAAACACTCAAAGACTTCTAAAACGAGTGCTTATAGCAATGACAGTACGTTTGATTTGTCGGATTTGCCAGATTGGAAGTTAGAGAATGAAAACGGACAAGTAGAGTTTTATAAAGCAGGAAAAATGTTGTATGCTCCTCTTTCTATGCAGATGTTTCCTGCAGCGTTTACCTCTGATACGATGAGTGACCAATGGATCAGACGAGATGCAACTATTGATGCCGAGACACAAGAGGAATTGTCCGATAAGGCACTTGACATGCTACGGAAAAGCTGTTATCCAGCAGTCACTTATGAAGTCGATGGTTACTTGCCATACGGTGTAGGTGATACTGTAGAGATTGAAGATGACGGATTTGCTCTTACTTTGTTACTTGAAATGCGGGTGTCCGAAAGGTCTATCAGCTTTACTGGTACAGGTACGAATAAAAGCGTTTTTGCAAATTTCAAAGCGCTTGAAAATCAATTATCATCTGGCATTCAACAACGGCTAGAAGAAATGTTGGAAGAAGCGAAACCTTACGATATTAAGGTTGCATCAGATAATGGGACTGTTTTTAAAAACAATAAAGGAAAATCAACAATTTATCCTACCTTGCTCAAAGGAGAGAAAACCATCCCAGATTCCGAAGTTAGTTGGAAATGGAAAGTAGATGAACGTGATTTTCCACTTGCTCCAACATTTACTGTTGAAGCTGCTGGACTGACTAAGCCACTCACTGTAACAGTTATAGCTATTGTAAATGGTAAGGAAGTAGCCCATAAAGAATTAGCTTTTACCAACGTCAATGACGGTGCGAAAGGTTCTGACGGAAAATCTATCACGGTCGCTAAAGCAGAAAAGCAAGCGGACGGGGTCAAGGTGACGTTTTCGGACAACAAGAGCATTGTTGTACCGAAAGGCGATAAAGGCGACCCTGCAGATCCAGCCCCTCTCAATGCTCTAGAACAAGAGATGAAGCAGGCTAAGCAGGGGTTGAGCGATGTTAAGGCAGACCTACTCAAAGAAAAAGCAGAAAGCTCCGCTAAGATTGACCAAGTCAAGCAAGATGTGGGAGCTATCCGCAACCAGCAGACAGCCTACGAGCAGACCAACACGCAGAACTTGGCACGGATTACCGGTCAGCTAGCTGATAAAGCCAGCAAAACAGAGGTCAAGCAGACTGCAGACGGAATCCGGGAAGAAATAAGCCAACTATCTAAAAATGCTGACGAGAAAATATCTGCTGCTAAAACCACGTTAGAAAAAACTGCGGAAGGTCTCAAAACAGACATGACTGCAGTCAAAAGCTACGTGGCTGACGACGGCAAACGTCAAGAAGCCTTACAAAAATACGCTCGTGACGAATCCGCAAAACAGACTACGGCTGTCCGTGAGTATATTGCGAATGGGTTCGTTGGTAAATCAAGCTATCAGGAAGATGTCAAAACTATCAATCGGAAGTTTGAGGAGCTGGCAATTGGAGGAAACAACCTACTTGCTTACTCAAATTTTAACAAAAATGGTTATTATCAAAACGGCTTAAAATCAGATGCTAATTACATCTACTCAAATTTGATTAAACTTTCTGGAACAGACTATTGCTTACAAGTCTGGGAGCTGAAACCAATTTCTAAACAGAACTGGGCGGGGGTGCAATTTTTTGATGACACAAACAAACCGACTGCTAATGGGTATTCTACATTTTGGTTTAACGGTCATTTAAAGCAACTTTTAAAAGTACCTGGCACGGCTAAGTACATTGCGATTTCACTGGACAAACGAGCACTGAATCAAGACGAGATTAAATTTAAGCTCGAACTTGGAAACATACCGTCAGACTGGAGCCCGGCACCGGAAGACGCCGAAACCAAGCTTGCCGAGTACAAGCAAGGCGTGGACGGTCAGCTTGCAGCGGTTAAACAAGAGGTCGGAAGCAAGGTCTCGCAAGCTACATTCGACCAGCGGGCGAATCAGATTACACAATCTGTGCAAGAGCTAAGCAATAACACCGTCAAGAAGAACCAACTCAAAATTGACGAGAATGGCTTGGTTTCAAGTTCTGAAAAAACAGTCAACGGTCAGGTGCTAGCCAGCATGATTTCGCAAAATCCTGAATGGGTGGAAATCATTGCTAAATTACTTAGAATTAAAGCCGACATGATTGTCAATGGTGCAATCACAGCTGATAAGCTAAATATCAAAGAGTTGAGTGCTTTAGCTTCGAATTTAGGTGAGATAACGGCAGGAAATATTCAATTTACCGCTCCTTTCAGACGAAGCCCAAGTTATGATAATTGGGGAATGGTTCCGGGAGAATATGATTATGATACAGGTCTGTTAATAAATAGCAGTGGAATTTATTCAAATGGCAGAATTGGTCGCCAAAAAAAAGAGGACAAGATGCCATCAATTACACCGGTATCGTATTTTAAAGAAGGGGAATTGTTTTTTGCGAATCTGGAGGCAGGACACCCTCTTAAACAGATGGTATTTAATGGAATTCATCCTTATGTTAGGGGGGGAAGTAGTCTTATCTATTTTAGCAAAAAGAACGATGGAAAAGATGCTCTGTTTATTTCTTGTCATAATGCTGAACTTTATTTGCTAGCTGATAACTATACAGACTGGGAACAATCAACCTTTAATTCGGGTGTTCGATGGAAAGTGCAAGGTAATCTTGTATTAGTCGATTATGACGTTACTTTTAACAAGGACGGAAATCAAGCCATTTGTAGCATCCCCCAAAAATATGTTGCAGGTGCTCGAATGTTTGTTGTGAAAGCATGGAGTTTGAACAAAGATAAAGATAGGACTGCTCAGTTAAATGCTGGTGGAGATTTGCATATTCTGGGTGCTGAAAAGGGTATGAATTACCGAGGACAAATTATTTGGACTTATTAAAAAAATAAAAGGAGAAAAAACATGGCAGAATTACTTGATGTTGAAACAGTTACAGAGCCGTTTGATTTGCAGACGGCTCTTAGATATATGGACGAAAACGGCGAGTTTATCCGTTTTAAAAATGATACGGATGACTACTACATTTATAAGGAAACACAAAAACGCCCCGCAATTGTGGGCGGCAAACGTAAATTGGTAGAAGTTCCGCTTGTGTGGGCGTTTGACCGATATAACAATTCCATTACGACTTTCCGCTTTACAAATATGTTTGATAAAGCATTTTACATCATGAAATTTGATGAAGCGGGTGAACCAATCTGGGATGCTCCTGCTAAGAAGGAGTAGTGTATGGCACCAGACGTCATAAATGCGGTCGTGACAATTAGTGCTTCCTTAATCGGAACATTCGGCGGGATTATTGCTAGTGCTAAGATAACTACTTTTCGGATTCAGGAATTAGAAAAGAAAGTGGAAAAGCACAATAGTGTGGTAGAGCGAACCTATCGCTTAGAAGAAAGAACGAACTATCTTGACGAGCAAATTGATAAGCTCGAAAGCAAAATTGAGAAGGAGAAATAAGATGCAACAAATTTTAATCACAGCGGGCATTATTGCCCCGATTATTTCAGCGATTGTAAATGTCGTTAAGACGCAATTCAATCTAAACGGAAAGCAAGTATCTACGTTGGCTCTTGGTTTGGGGATTATTGTAGGTCTTGCGTACGCCGCAACAATTGCACATGGTGATTATGCTGCGTATGGTTGGGGCGGGCTAATTGCCGGCTTATCTGCTATCGGCTATTACGAATTGGCTTTTAAAAATAAAAAAGGAGACACAGCGGATGACACAGAAAAAGAAAATTAAGCAGCTTTTAGCTCTTGTTACAATCGTACTTGGTTTCATGCTTCCTACTGCTGCACAAGCAGCGGTAGGAGATCAAGGTGTGGACTGGTCTGTCTATCAAGGGACAAGTGGTATCTTTGGATACGGGCATGACAAGTTTGCTATTATCCAAATTGGCGGTATCAATGCCTATGGTATGTATGGGCAGTCAACCTACGAAACACAAGTGGCAAGTGCTATCGCACAGGGTAAACGTGCTCATACTTATGTTTGGTACGAGGTGGGCGGCAACGCTGCTTTGGGTGAGCAAGTACTTAAAACCTTCTTGCCGCAGGTACAAACACCGAAAGGGTCAATTGTAGCTCTCGATTATGAGAGCGGGGCGAGTGCGAGCAAAGAAGCAAATACAAATGCCATCTTACATGGCATGCGCATGATTAGAGCAGCAGGCTATACGCCAATGTACTACTCATACAAGCCTTATACAGTTGCCCATGTGGATTACAATCGGATTTTAGCCGAATTTCCAAATTCTTTGTGGATTGGAGCTTATCCAGATTACAATGTGACGCCATCACCAAATTATAACTTTTTCCCATCTCTTCCGGGAATTGCTATCTTTCAATTTACGTCAACTTACATCACTGGTGGACTTGATGGTAATGTAGACTTGACAGGTATTACAGATAATGGTTATGGTCGTAAGAATACACCTAAAACACAAACGCCAGCGATTAAAGAGGGCGAAAAAGCTGATAACACACCGAAAAGCGATATTAAAGTCGGCGACACAGTCAAGGTTAATTTCTCGGCTACCAACTGGGCGACAGGAGAAGGGATTCCTGATTGGGTTAAAGGTCGGTCTTATCAAGTAGCAGAGGTGAGCGGTGATAAGGTGTTGTTAGCAGGTATTAACTCTTGGATTTACAAACGAAATGCAGAGATTATCTCTACTACTAATAGTCAACCTGCAGAAGCTCCAACTGTTCAGCAGTCTGGCTCATACACGGTACAGTCGGGTGATACCCTTTCTGGAATTGCCGCTCAATATGGCACGACTTATCAACAGTTAGCAGCTCTGAATGGAATTAGCAATCCGAACTATATCTATGTAGGGCAAATTCTAAAGCTGACAGGACAAGGACAATCAGCTCCTCAAAATGTGTCTTACCATACAGCACAATGGGGAGATACCCTTTCTGGAATTGCTGCTCAATATGGCACAACGGTAGAAAACATTCAAGCACTAAATGGATTGTCAAGCGACCTCATTTATGCAGGCGTAACTTATAGAGTAAATTAAGACAAACTAAGCTCTTAGGAAAAATCCTAAGGGCTTTTTTGCTGCAAAAAAAATAAAGCCTTTTTAGACTTATCACTTTCTCAACTATGCGGGCAAGACTGGCTACGTTTTGACTACGTTTATTTTCGTTTATGACTGTATTATTTAGTGTATATTATCTCTCGAAATCCTTATTATATAAGCTATTGACAACTATTCCGCTATTAAGTCGATATAATAAAATTATTATGCTAAAATAGAACTAATAAGATAGAGGAGGTACACTTATGGTAACACGTCG